TTCATTATTTAATAATCAAAGCTATTACTAAAACAACAAACACAATAGATTCAATCTTATGGTTTGACCAGTAATGCATTGCCTTACTTTTTATTTTATCAATCATTTTTTTTCTCCTCTATTTCATAGAAGAACTTGTCGGTATCTTCTGTCCGCCATGCTCTACTATCTTCAACATTCCATTCAGATGTCTGCACTTTCCAATCAGGTATATCGTCCTTCACAGTAAAAGAAGGTATATCCCATATACATCGATTGTTTGGTTGTGCTGCAAAATTGCCGTCGTCCAATGCAATTATGTGAGCGCACTTGTGTTCGTGCGGTATCTCTGAATGATCAGTGTCAAGTATATTACTTTCAGGATGTGCAAAGTCAACAGTAAATAAATATTTACCTGGATGCCATTTTTTATCTTTTCCTATATACTTTCCTGCTTGTCCGTCTAAAATATCCCAACGATGCACAGAAGGATAATAACTAAAACAATTCCAAAGCTGTAGTTCATCAAGTCTTCGGGTTGGTACATCTTCGATTTCAAAACCGCGTTGGATAAATGCGCTAATAGGGAGGCGATAAAAGATTGCACCATTTTCCATAATAGCGTGAAATAATACAGCATGACCTGTAAGAGCGCTAATACCAAAGATAATACAGTCACTAACTTCGCCGTGATGTTTTTTAAGATCATATAAATATTCTTTTCTTATTTGTGCATAAGTCGGTGGTATGTTTGCATTTAAATAAGCCATAAATCATTTTATGTTTCCCCAATTAATACCTGACTCATAATCTACTTTGTTAGGCACCTCCAGAGTAACTGCTCCTTCCATAATCTGTTTTATTTTATCAGCATGTTCTACAGATTCAACTGATATATCAAGTTCGTCATGTACTTGTATATGTGGTGTGATGCCTTCTTTATATAAGTCCACCATAGATTTTTTAGTCATGTCAGCTGCAGATCCTTGTATTAATCTGTTTAAAGCTTTGTATGTAAATGCTCTCTTGATCCCTGGTCCGTGTTCCGCGAGTGCGTCTTCGTGATTCAATGCTTTGTGTATCCCAAACTGGTTGGGCTCCCACAAATTAAATCTACATCTACGACCTAATAAAGTTCTAACACGACCTTTGTCCTGGGCTCTACGCATTACACTTTCCATTAACATTTTTACAAACGGAACCTTGTCGTGGTATTGTCTAAATAGATCTTCAGCATCTTCTTTTGATACACCTAACTCTGCCTGTAATTTATTTTTACCCATACCATAAAACAAACCAAGGTTAATTGTTTTTGCTTGTGATCTTGGTATGTTGGCCATGTCAGATACAATTTGGTGAAAGTCTGCATTACCATCTTGATATGCATCTAATACTTCGTCCACACCGTAGAGTCCATCAAGACTTGCATAGTGTGTAACAAGACGTGGTTCTTGTTGTGAGTAGTCAAAGCAACCCCATGTCATGCCTTCTTCTGGTATAAATAAACTTCTGATCAGTGGTCCAAGTTCCTTGTTCCGTGCTGGTATCTGCTGTAAGTTTGGATTATTGTAACTAAATCTACCGGTTACTGTACCACCACTATCGGATCTAATCTGATTTATCTCCGCATGTATTCGTCCTTTATGTTCATGTTTTAGTATGGTATCAATAAATGTAGTATGAGATTTATTTATTTCTCTAGCACGAGCTATCTGTTTCACCAAAGGATGTGGATGGTTCTGCAGAAAGTTTTTAGTAAATGATGGAGAATTTGTTTTTGCGGTTAAGTCATATGGTAGGTTCAGTTTTTGAAAGACTTTCTCTATTGAACGTGCAGCCCATATTTGAACATCTATTGATGTTTCTTTTTTTACTTTGTGTAAGCATTCTTTTTCTTCTGCTAGTAATTTGTGTTTCAATTTATGCGCTGCTTGGGTATCTACTCGAACGCCTAAAAATCGCATATCAACGAGGCAAGGAAATAGTTCAGTCTCTAAATTAAATATATCTTCAACATCTTCATGATATATTTGTTTCTTCATCTCTTGCCAAAGTTTATACGTTAACTCTGCATCTTGCTCTGCATACTCACCCACATACATTGCAGGTAGTTTATACATCTCTGCTTTGTGGTCTATGCCCCAAAGATCTGCAGTTTCTTTTAATACAGCTTCATTCTTACCTATTCCAACATAATCACGACCTAGACTACCTAAATCGTATCGAAAGCGATTCTCGTCCACGAGAGAGCCAGCAATCATAGTATCTACGATGGTTCCATTAATTTTAAGTCCTGCGGCACGTATAAAACATACGTCGTACATAGCGTTATGAAATATCTTAATTGCATCTGTATTTAGTACATCTTGAAACCATTTAAGGACCATGTTCTTATCCATGTTACCACCACCCTCATGAGCTATTGGATAATATCCTCTCCAATCTTGCACAGCTACAGCTATACCAACTATCTTACTTCGACCTACGACAGATCCAGATCCAATAGTTTTTAAGTCAGGGTCTTTAGTTTCTAAGTCAATTGCAATCTCTTCATACTTTGATAAATCAGGAAAATCTTGTGGTGGCAACCACTCTGTCTGTGGTTTAAATATCGGTTTCACTATAGTCCCTCTCAATAATCATTTCTATAAAGTGTATTGCTTTCAATAAATCTTGTTTCTTTCCCTTGTCACGATGTCTTATTATGTATTTTATAGCACAACCTTCAGGATATAGCAATTCATTCTCTACTACAAACTTACTTGGCTGTATTTTATATTTTTGATAGTGGCTCCCGCCGTGTTGTTTGTCCCATACTTTAGATGTCATATGCTTTTTTCCTTTGTGGTTCGATTATAAATAAATTGTTTTCTGTTCTTGTGCATGCAACATAAAACAATCTGTGTGTATCATCTGGATTTTTTTGATACTCATCATACGCTGCTCCAGATAGTTCTGTATTAATTACTACATTCTCTCTTTCATTTCCTTTTACTCCATGTATAGTAGATATACTTATTCTTGGTGGACTAGATAAATCTTCTCCTGTATTTATTAGTTTTGTTATTTTTCTTATGTCTTCATTACCTAATTCATCTAATGCCTCAAACCAGTCTGCCTCTGTTTGTAAACCATATTTATTTTTTAAATCATCTATGCCATAAAACTGATCCTTAACCATAGCCTTAAATAGTTTTTTGTCCCAATTCTTATTCATCTTGTTAAATATTTTTTTACAATCATTAAAGTGCATAGGCACACCTGTTTTTAATTCATCCCATTTTTGTATAATCTCATATATGTTTTTGACTCTTGGTGTTGCTTTTCTTCTTTGCCAGTACAATCCTTTTTCATCTAGAACATCACCTATATCACTTAACATGTAGTTTGCCGTTGCTAGCACCAACCATTTACCTTTTGTAAAATCTACTTCATGTAAGCTTTGACAACGTTTTACAAATCCTTCTTTTTCTTTTGGATAATATTTTTTATCCACCCTGTTCTTAACTTTATTTATAATTTTGTTTGCAAGTTCAAAAGGTTTTTGTGGCACCCTATGTGATTGTTCTAATATTTTTCTTGTGCCTTCTAAATTTATAAATGTATTTACGTGTGCACCATTCCATTTGTAAATACCCTGGTCATCATCACCGGCAATAAAAGAATCTGTCGCTGCTTCTTCTATCCGTCTTACTAATTTCCATTGTATTAAACTTAAATCTTGTGCTTCATCTACAAACATTACACGCAGCTTTGGTGGTTCACCTGTAGCTAAAAATTTTTCTATCATATCTGGGAAATCAACTAGACTATGTTCTGTTTTATATCTTTGTAATTCTTCTGATATAATTTTTAATTTATTTAAGGATACTTGTTGGTTATCTGTAAGATGATAATATTTTACAGGATCTATTTCTTTTGATCGTGCTATGTTTATTAATTGTATGTATGGATTCTTTGAATAGAATACACTGTCATGGTCTTCGTCTTGTTGTGTACCTTCTATTTCTAGTCCCATCTTTTCTCCTAATTCTTTGTAATGTTTTTCTTTCATGACTTGGTCTTTACTTAAACTAAGTTGATTAAAACAAAATGAGTGTAGTGTTTGAAAGTATGGAAGATCATCTAACATAGATAATCTAAATTTAAGTGCAGCTCTTTCTTTACCTTCTACCGCAGCATTCTTACTAAATGTAAAATATCCAATCTTATCTGGGTCTGTTGTTTCAAGAAATTTTTCTATGTGTTGTAATAAAGTATGTGTTTTACCTGTGCCTGGTGGTCCGTATATTATTGTTCGCATTAGTAATTATCTTTCTTAAATGGTTTTGGTGTATATGTTTCTGGTTTTTTATCAAACCTGGATACAACAAATACAGATAGTTTATGTTTACCTACACGTTTAGTTGTGCAATTTAAATTATCTTTTAACATCTGTGATGTTCTTTGATACGGCACCTTCCAGTGTTTTCTAGATAAATAATTGTGAAAGAAGTTATCAAATACAAAATGATGATAGCCCTCTTTGGTAAATGTACCACCATTTTTTAAATCATCGTAATCATCTTTTTGTATCCTGTTTACACAATAATCTTCAAGATAATTACGTAATATATCTTTTGTACCCGTGCCCTCTGCTGGTTCGGTTACTTCTGCGTTCTCTAACAATATGTTTGTAAGTTTTTTCCAATCATTTGTTTTTAATGTTGGTGGATTAAATCGTAATTGTTTTACACATTCTTCTTGAAACAAACTTTGATTTGTTAAATGTTTTGCAGAGTCAAGATATAATCTATCACCGTCTACATTCATGTAATAATATGGTTCTTCTAATGCAACAACTTGTAGGTCTGTAAGATTAGGAAATGTTATCTCTTGTCCTATACCAAACTTTCTAGACTTACATAATTTTTTATCACACAAACTACACATAGGCTGATCATTACATTTGTAACCCCAATCTTTTTTCTCGTGTTGTTTTGTTATGATGTTTACTTCTATGTCTGACAATGGTTGTGCCATTGCTGATTCATTAAATAATATTAATTTTGTTTTCCAATTCTCTGGCCACTTAGACTTTGCATACACACCATAATGAAATAATGCATTGTTTCTTCCACCTTCTGTAACTTTGTTTTGTACCATAAGTTCTACACATGGTGGACCATCAGAGTATGGTGTCTCTGGTCTTTTAACTTCTATTGTGCTGATGTCGTCTTGTTTATATCTTTCTTGTAATTCAAAAAAACTGTCTAGTGTAGCAGCTTCGCCATTCTCGAGAAAGGCATATCTTGTTGTATTACTACAATTAAAGTATGGTAAGTTAAGAAAATTTCCTGTATCATCTTTCGATTTTAATTCTCTTTGTTTTGGAAA